TCAATGTCAGGTTTGCGTGTTTGCCATCAAGTGCAAACAGTTCTTTAAAATGCACTAGGAAATATCTTCCTTGCTTGTGCAGAATATGACAGGACTGATAGATTTTCTTTTCTTTCCTGGACGCAACTCCGATACGAGTTAAAGTCTCACGAACTTTCAAAAAGTCATCGGGTTCACTTAGAACCACTTCTACCATCTGATCCGGTGACCATTTCACTTCAGCTTCTCTAACAACACTCATTTCGATCCTCCAGTATCAAATTTAGATTTAATAAATGTAAGTTGTTCTTTGGTTAAGATCTTTAGTGCTTGTTTTGCCTTCTCATTACTATAACCATAGTAACGTTTAACATAATCAAGATCTTTAATCTTATCTTGTCGGAGCCAGGGAGAGAACCTCTTCTTTTTCCTCACAATATTTATAAAGAAGTCATATTGTAACTTTTTAGGAAGAAAGTTATACTTATTCATCTCATTACAAAACATCAAAGTATCAAGATGTCCAGAGAAACAACGGTTAATAATATAAGGAGGATATTCTTTTTCGAGTGAAGGGTCTTCATCAATCAAATGCTTCTTAGTTTGATTGATAGAGTTGAGCCAGTCTTTTAATTCAGTCATAAGTCAAGCATCAAACTTAAAATAATACTATTATCACTACCAGTAATATCGTAATTAGTTACTAGGAGTTCTGTCTTTACATTATCCTTAGTATTTTTATCTCCACGGTGAACCATCGAATACCGAAGTTCCCATTCTTTAATATAGTAGTCTTTATAAAGTTCTCTCAGTCTTTCATTATCATTATAGGTAATCATAAACTTGTGAGGACATTCATAAACATCATTGGCAAACTTATCATGATCAAATGACTTATGCATTTGACGATCTTTGCCGTAAAGAAAGTCTTTGATATCATAAGGAGGATCAAGAAATACAAAAGTATTTTCTGGACCTTCAGCATTCATTACTTCAGAGTAATCAATATTAGTAATCTTCCAGTTCGTAATTAGTTCTGAAAACTGAGCAAGTTTATCCGCACCAACCAGAGAGAAGTTGGAATTAGCAGCAGTCCGTGAAAAAGTGCTGTTCTCTGTCAGTCCAGAATAACTACATTTATTCATGATAAAGAAAGCAACTGCCTTCTGAAAGTCATCATAGGTGTCTATTTCATTGGCATATCTATTGAACAAGTCCTTGGCAAACTGGTCCTTCTCATCCTGTGTGCCACTCTCAAGCATCTTCTCTTTTTGCTCCCTGACACTCTCAGAGAGGTCTTGACCACGATCACGCAGTTGTATCCAGAAGTTATACAGGGGCACATACAGGTCATTTATCCAAACAGGAATGTCTGGATTTGCCTTGGTCACATCAATAGCAATAGATCCACCACCGATGAATGGTTCACGATACTCGGAAATGATTTGAGGATACCATTGGGAGAGAGTCTTAATTGCTTTCGACTTCCCTCCCGGATATCTGAGTGGTGTTTTCAAAGACTTCAGAGATTTCATAATTAGCAGGATTGTATTTCAAAAATTCCCAGAAGGTCAACTTCATTTCCTTCTCGGTCATACCACAGTGCTTGGCGGCAGTAGGTAAATTCATTGTAGCATGAAACAATGCTTGATTTGCTTCTTCTACATTTTCTGGAGTAGTTTTTACTCTTGGTAATATTAACTTAGATCTATCAATACCCATCAATACCTCAGTGCTTGAGAAAGTCCATGAGTAAGATTAAGCACACTATCTGCCATCACACGATATCCAGTTCCAACATAAAGTTGTCCCAGAACCACAGAGACGGTAGCAGTTCCCCAGAAAATGTAATAAAATTTTGATTTTACTTGTGCTCTAATTTTCTTTTTCATTTAGTTTCAAACTCCTTAATCAATCTTTCAACTTGTTTCCTACTTGTTCCACAGGGAGCATTCTTCAAACAAAGAATAATACAATCCCTATCAGAAATGAGAGGTTTTTGTGTCCATACAATTTTTTCACTCATCGTTTAGACCTTAAGACATAAGTTCCAGAAAATTCCTCAACACGCATATGTTCAGGTTCTAATGGCCATTCAGAGTCTTTTTTATTCTCATAACTTTTTTTGTAGTTCATCAAAAGTTCAGAAACTTCAATAGCACTAATACCTTCATGAATTATATCAGATTTGAATCTAATACTATAAAGACCTGTTTGACTATTGTATATATCGGATGTCATTGCTCTGCTGCTACAATCCAATGTGTGTATGGTTTCTGGTCTGCCATCTTACCATTCTCATAGGTAGAGGAGTCACCATAGTCCTTGTGATCCTTGTATCCAACCATGCGTCCCTTTGTGTTCTGTAGTGCTGGCATAAAGGCAATGAAGAAGAACACGCCAGGTGCTCCTACAATCAGTGCTGCTCCAAATACATATCCTGCAAGGAATTCTGCAATCGTGTGATTAGCAGCCCAGGTAAATTCGGTTTGTGTCAAAAGTTCAATCATCAGAATCCTCCACCTTTGGATTTTTTGTTATGTTTGGGTAATAGTGCTTTTAGTCTTTCCTCATCATAGAGAGCACAGAGTTGAAGCATACGATCTAGAGCATATTGAAATTGAGATCCAGCACTCATTTTACTGAGTAGATGATGTGCTACATCATATCTCAATTCTTCAAGTTCTTTCTCGTTCACTTGAATTCACACTCCACCATGATCTCAGTAAGACATGCGAGCATGTTTATTTCCTGGTCCGCCACAAATGCAGACTGGTACTGATACTTAGCAAGAACGAGAACAGCAGCAGGAATACTAGCGTTTTCAAGGGCATCATAAAGAGCATCGTAAATACGACGCAGAAGTACAGTAGTATCATTGTCCAAATTAGAAACGACCCACTTGCGAACTTCCGGAAAATTTTTCTCCTTAAGGTTTTTGATAAGATCATTTACGGCAACATCAGAGAACGTAGCAAGAATACCGGCGTCGATCTTTCCTCCCACAGAGTATCGCTGACATTCATTTAATACTCGACGCCAGTCAGGAAAGTGTTTGTTAACAAGTTCTACCAGGACCTTGTTATCATATTCAATACTTTCTGTAGCCAAGATTTCTTGGACACGCTTGAAGAATTGTGCTGCAAGGGCGGGTTTGTCCTTTCCTTTAATTCCGAATTCAACGACAGCACAGCGGGAGTGGAGGGGTTCGATGATTTTGTTTTTATAGTTGCATGTGAAGATAAATCTGCAGTTGCCACTAAACTCCTCAATAGACGCCCGTAGGAGGAGTTGTACGTCGTTCGTTGTGTTATCTGCTTCATCAATGATGATGACTTTGTGTTTAGCAGTTGACGAAAGCGAGACGGTCGAAGCGAAATTTTTCGCATTGTTTCTGACCGTATCCAAAAAGCG